ATGTCATAGCGGGGAGCTTCAAGCTTAACCAGTCGTGCGGGGTTGACCGCTGCGCACCACTTGTTCTTGTGGGCCAGGTCAAACACCTGCTTGAGCGCGTCAAGTTTTTCCTTCTTGGTCTTGTGCGCGACGTTGAACTGCTCGAGCATAAACTCAATCTCGGTGACGCTGATCTTGTTGACCTTCAGGACGCCGAACTGAGTATCGCCAACAGTCTTCTTGATCCAGCTGCGCGCGTTGGTCTTGAGATTGCGCGCATGGCCTGGCGTGATAGTCTTCCTGTCGACACGCCCGGCGGTGTACGCATCGAAGAGATCGACGGCGGCAGCGAACGTGCCAGAGCTTGCGTCGGTGATGACGCCGCCGGTGGCCTGGGCGGCATTGATTAGCGCGCAGGCATCTTCAGCCTCTTGCTTGGTGCGGAACTTGCGAACGTCGCCCCTGCCATCGGCAAGCCTGACGACGCCCTTGCCGGTAGTCTTCACGACCCAGCGGTCGATCGACTTCCAGTAGCGCGGTGTTACCTGTGTCATTTAATCGTCTCCGTTATAAAGTGTTCGCCTACTACACTATATTGGAACTGTCAGTTATATATACAATGACCTACAGGTTATTTTAAAAAAACCTGACACCAGACAAAAACCACCGCTTCGCTGGCCGCTACGCAAACAAAAAAGCCCCCCAAAAAGGGGGGCTAAGCCATTGAAAACATTGGTTGCGGGGGAAGGATTCGAACCTCCGACCTTCAGGTTATGAGCCTGTTGTCGCTTACCGTGAACTACAGCCATTGTTGCTGAAACTCCAATATAACCGCCACTTTTATACCGCTATCGACCGCGAACTACAATCGATTACCGCCCCTGTTTCTCAAGAAAACCGCTTCGATATCGCTACGAAAATCGCTACGGGCCGGAAGCGGTTTTACCTCGATCGCTTCCAGTCCAGGTACTCGGCAGCCTCTGCCACGTCCGCAAAGCACTGCACAAAGCGGACATTGCTGTCGGCCTTCGGATCTAGAATTGCTGAGATTGTTGAGCCCTGCTGCTGCCCAGGGTGACCCAGTCTCTCGGCGAACTCATCCATGAATTTGTAGCCACGGCTACGGATCAGCCAATAGACAAACTCTCGGTGCTCGTTCTCCTCCTGATGAATGGCCCAGTTGTGGACGTGGCCCGAGGCAACGATAAGCCCGTCGCAATCTGAGGCATCAGCCTGGAAGGCAACACGCTGGTTTGAATGCAGGATATTCCAGATGGATCTGCCGGCAAAGGAATGGCTCGACATGATGCGGCAGCGCTTGCCGTTCGGAAAACTGATTTGCCACTTTGCCGCCCAGTCCGACATTGGGATATGGTGGATATTACGCGCCCGCATCAGGTCCGCGTCCGCACCCCACAGGTCATGGTTTCCCATGATCCAGGCTAACCAGGTCACCCCGCACTCATTCAATAGGTAGTTAGCTAACCGACGTGCGGTATCCAGCGAGGTGTCCGACTTCGCGTGCAACCGCATCAGTCTTCCAGGCCAATCACCGTCCGTCGTGTCGCCGATGTTAACGCCGAACATCCCCGGCTGACACATCAGCGAGAGATCCCTCCTTAGCAAGCTAATATTACAAGTGTTACTGTCTATATGTGGGTCCCCAACGAAATTTACACATATTACATCAGTAGTCCTCATCTTGATGTTGTACCACTTGCGCTGCGCATGAGCCGCAGCACGCCGCTCAAAGCGCTTCTCCATAACATCAAGGATCTCAGTGACGGGGATGTCACCGGGCTCGTCAAATGTTGGAAGTTCCGCATCGGGGGGTGGGGCAGCAGTAACACCCAGATCCCTCGCCCTCTTGTAGCGATGGTTCAGTGTGTTGCGTGGAAGTTCGAGAGCCCGTGCTGCCGCACTAATCGTGCCATGCTCGGCGACAGCAGCAAGGGCTTCCCTTAGTGTTTCAATCGTATAAGATTTTGCTGACACATAAGATCCTCTCTCTAACTACGCAGCCGCTCTGCGTACCGTGTTACCCGTTGAGGGCATTGTCGGTAATACAAACTGTCTACAAGTTCCTCCGCAGCGCGCTTGTAGTCAGAGTGAGATAGCGCTTCCAGCATTTTGCGGAATTGCCTTAACCTTGGCAGTCCCAGCTGAAACGCCACCTCGATGATTACCGTCTGTATTTTTGTCGGAGCCTCGTTAAACCAATTAAAATTTGCACGCACTTCCTCGACAGTGCGGCCAACGTCACTGCGTAACAGTATCTCTGCTTCTTCTTCCGTGATGCCGAGCCCCTGTCCTTCCTGAACACAGCGACCGTAGCCTATTGTGTGATAGCCAAGGTGGTCAGCGTATACGTAAGCGCGGAACCCTTCTTCACGCTTTAGGCTGTCGACTATTTTATCAATTGGGAGCACGATCACGCGGCTTGCAAACTTCATACCAGGCCTGGTTATGCTGACGTATGAGACGTACCGTAGTGGAAGAATCCATCGTTTGAGAAAAGAAAATCGGGCCAAAGATCAAGCAAGCACTGTCAGTGGTTGTCTCGGTTGGCTGGATCAGTGCGCACGCTGTCGTCATCGTGAAACATAGCCCGACGAGCAGCAGCAACCCGACGTACCATGTCGAGCACCTTACGCGACTGCTTGGCTTCCTGGTTGGCCTCGCCACTTTTGATAAGCTGACGGTCACGAAAGAGCCCCGTCAACGCGCGAGCCAGACCAACCAGTCCACGAAGTAGACTTACCCATGTCATCCGTCGGCGTTCTTGTTTTTACCCCAGTTGCCACTAAGGAAATTAAGGACGCGTAGAATTACGCCAACGATCTGGTCATCAGATTTTGTTGGTGTCGCCATCGTGATCACGGTACAGCTTGCAACCACGGTGGACAGTAAAGCTGCCCACTGGGGAATGTGATCTGCAAGTGCTAGAATATTTTGCATTGTTCCTCCTTTCTATAAAAGTCGATCGATAACAATAGCCATAACCCCGACGCCGATCGTGCAAACGACAAACCATGCGAGCTTCTCCCACCGTTGCGCATGCGCGCGCGTCTGTTCACGGATCATGCGTAGTTCCTGGTGTACTCCTTCCCAGCGCAGACCACAGGTGCGTTCGTGTTCTGCGATCAAAGCTAGGGCCTTGTTCGCTATAACCAACGCTTCGTTTGCCAGCGCAGTGGGCGTACGGCGAGAAGATGTCACGTTATTTTTCCCTCTCATTTATCTTGTTTATCATTACCCACGCTGAACCCTTCCATCCTTACGCATCGTCGCCTGGCGTACCAAGGATAGTCTGCAGTGCTTCTGGTTCGTACTGCCTTAACAGGTGTCGTTCGTTCACCGGCGCGATGCAGTGCATTTGCACGAGTACCTGGCCATCAAGGTAGTTCTCGAACTGGTATGCCCCGACGACCGCCAGAAGTGGCTGGTGAGGGCTGCTGAAAACACGCGCTAAAACAATCGGCGGGTCAGCATCCGACAGATCATGGAACTTGAGCCAGCGTTCAAGCAGAGTAGAGTCGAGATCAACATAAGTGGCACGCCACTTATGAAAAAAGAACTGCGTCAGGTTGGATAGTTGTCGCCCGCTGTGGCCGCACGGGTGAACACGCTGGAGTTGTTCATGTTCGTATTCCTGCGCATCAACAGCAGCTGCAGCTGCAGGCCGGGCAATAAAAAAGGCCGCACATGCGACCGATAAAAAGATACAAATTTTATTAAACATCAGACCATTCCCAAATTGGTTCTCCGCGTGATTGCTGTTTGAGGGATCGCTAACAAGCCGTCGTACTTTGGCGGGTCATTGTCATCGATTGAAGTCGCCAGGACGACTGCATCGGGGTCTTCCTTAACCAGCAGGCCGGCGCTCATAATCATTGCAGGCTTAATGTCTGCGTCTTCTGACCACACCGAATCCGCACCAGCGCTGTCTTGCCATTCCAGGTAGACAACTGCAATCATCGTTCGTCATCTCAGTTTATTCTGGTTTTGGGTGGGCAGCTTTAACAGCGTTAAGTTTCGCAGCCATGTCCTCTGGAAACGCACCAGCATGGAGCAGAGCGTCGAGTTGGTTCCTGTGGCCGCAGTGATTGCATCTGCTTTTAGTGTACTCATAGCTTAATCCTTTGGAAATCTGGCTTTAATCTCGGCGACTTTAGCTGCCCAAGTTCCCTCTGCTACTTCACCGCGAGCCTCTTCAAAGTGGAGATGGTCTGATTCAGTTTGGTAGGCATTGCGGCGATCTCTCTGAACTTTTGCTGCTGCTCTAGCGGGAGCGCCCGCCGCCCAAGACGCTTCATCTATATCACGCTGTGTTTGTTGAGATTCGTTAAACTCAGCAGTTTCAGCAATTTTTGTTTTTAAGTTT